GGCTGATCCGGGAACTTTTGGTAGGGGGGTGGGGTCCTGGCGCCTGATCGAGGACCTTCGACCCAGGGTAAACGAATAGATCTTGACCTTAAAATCTTAACCAGTTCTTTTCTTATCGCACTATCCTGAAACCTGCCGAACCGTAAGTCACTGGAATCAGGTACCCAACTAACCCCCTTATCGCACAATTTATCATTATGTGCAGTAACCAGGGTATCAACCTGAACCTCCAGGGATTCTGATCGAGAACTTTGATTCCGACATTTCGACAGAGTAGTTAACCACGTAACTAACTTTGGTTGACAGCGACCCATAACAGGGTAACAAAGATCCTTGACACACCTACCTGAACCATATGATTCAGTACATGCCAAACTAACCGAATAGAATATATCTTTTCTTCGGTTACTCAACTGACGAAAACCTCTGGTCTATCCACCTCAAATCCATCAACACACTCAGGCAACTGAACAATGGAAGGGTGATAGATCCAATGAAGAACCTTGGTAATTAACCAATTTACAGAAATGAGGAATCTTTATTTTATCCTGCTTCACCTCCTTCGGATCCAGAAAATGATAGCGATCAGGATAGGACCTAACTGGCATGATTTACCTCCGAGAAATTGTTGGGAGCACTTTTAGCGTTGCACTCCTGCACTTTTTGGCTATAAAGGCTTGTCCATGGCCGATTGTCATGAAAGTGAAACGCAGGAATATTGGTTTCTGTTGCACTACCGTTGCACTCCGTTGCACTCCGCTTCACTCTCCGTTTCACTTGACTTAACTTCTTGAAATATTTCTTGTTTATTATTGTAAAGTGCAACAGTGCAACGGTTTTAGTGTAATGCCTCAAAAATTTTCCCTGAGGGCAAAAAAAGGTAAAAAAAGAAGGATCCGAGACCACTGACCCGATTTCGAAGGAGATGCTTCTCTGGGCGTTGCACTTCAATATGCGCCACCTTGTGACCAGCCCGGTGCACATCCGCAGCGCCCCATAGACCATAATACTCCCCTGGGCCATCTTGCTGTCGGCATCGGGCGCCACAGTGACTTTCCTCATGATCTTCTTGGTCTGATGCCTTTGGCCCCCGAGCGGCGCGAAAACTCCCCGGCTCTTTCGTGCCATTTAATGTTTATCCCCCTGGCGCCCTTGCATGCGCCATCCCGCACGAGGCAGCATGGTTGAAGAACTATCATGAACCCTATTCATCGGCCCTGTCCTGAATCGTTGCATAACACGCATTGTACGCATTGCATATGGTACATAGGCTACACCGCCAGATAAAACGGACAGCATCTCACCCTCCAGTTGCCCGGAGGATCACATGGTTCCGGAGCGGCGATCGCGACAAAAACAGAGTGTCCACGCTTATCGGACACCAACCTTTCACACGGAGAACCGAATTCGACCAGCGCGTACACGTCTCCTTTCCGGAGCATCTCGAAGTCCACCTGGCGGAACTCCTCGCCTTCAAACACCTCTGCCAATCGATACGTCATAGATCACCTCACAATTACTTTCCGGAACTTCCAGAAGCGCCTCCCATCGATTACCTTCCAATGAGGCGCCACAGTTTCCCTTGGGCTTGGCACAAGCTCCCAGCCGGCCTTTGTCATAAGATGGCGGTCGTTTTTCAATCGCTCACCGAAGATGCTTGCGTTACTGTACGGATTGCGCAGGCCGTTATTCTTGCAGAAGCGGTCGAGGGCAAAGACAATGTCTCTGGGAGCTGCCACGAATTCAATCATGGTGCGCGTATAGCTTTCGCCCGTTTGCTTGTCTTCGAGCGCTTCCGCCTTTGTTTTCACCATTTCAATGGTGTATTCAGGATGGGTGTACCTGAAGACATAAGACTCAAGATCTTTATCGAAGTCCAGTTCTTTGGGGTCCAGATCCCTCATCTTCATCAGATATTCTCTCACCAGGCCGTCGAGGAGTTTTATGATGTTGCTGCTCATTGTCTCGGTGTCCCTGGCCTTGACATTCTGGTATTCGATCCAGGCCTTGCGGATCTCCGCGTCTCCCCACCCTACCTCGCTCTCCATACCCCAGTACGGATCATCCTCCCGATAATAAGGTATGTGGCGGACAAGCTTCTCGAGGATGAGCATCATGATGGACAGGAACTCGTCGGTCCTGTTCTTGGCATGGCCGCGATGCTCCTTCTTCAAAATCGTAATAAACTCCCGCCGCTTATCCAGGTTAGGAAGGATCTCTTTCTGAATAAACCTGATAATTGACGACATGATCAGATCGCGCTTCTTCACGATCTGCCGTATCACCTCGTCCTCGATGAAGTCCTCCCCCTTCCATTTGTCGCCGTACTCCACGTCATAGGTGCGGTTGATCAGCTCGGCCTTGGTGAAGGGCTCGATGGCGGTGATGAGAACCAGGGCCTTCGGCATCTCCTCGGTCGTGTCTGTCTCCGTCCCTGCGGTCCGTTTTTCCTTCCCGCCTTTCGTGGCGCTCAGCAGCAGGAACTTGAGACCGCTCTTCGTAATGTCCTCGCTCTCCAGGTTATCGACGATGAGAAGCGGGTTTTGGCTGCTCACTGCATACATGGCGGCTGTCGAGGGATCACCCAGGTGCTCGTTGCCGTAGATCAGGAGGCTCAGGAGTTTTGCTGCCGTTGTCTTTCCGGAGCTGGTGGGCCCGCTGAATTTCATGAGCGCCATGTAGGGTGCGAAATCGAGGAGGAAGGCTGTCATGAACCAGCACAGGACCAGATATTTCTGCTCCCGCTCACAGGCCAGGTTGTCGAATATCAGTTCCTGGAGCGCAAACATGCCGTCCCTGATCTTGGCGTCGGGCAGAAAATTGACGGGAAGGATCTTGCGCGAAGACCGCAAAAGAACGCCCTCCGGATTCAATCCGTTTGGTATCTCCTCGACTCCCGACTTGGATATCTTCAGGATCACGTTGTTCGGGGAATTGAGGTTGACGTAGATGGAATCCGTCACCCGGTCGGTACATATCCACGACGACAGATCGATCTGCCGTCCGAAGCTATAGGCCTCGCTGGCCAGGCTCTCCCAGACGCTCCTCCCCGGCTCTTTCGTCGGCAGTAACGTGGTCGTCCGCTTCATGAGCGCGTTGAAAGGCCGGTTATTGGCAATCTCGTAGATCGCGTGCTTGTAGAAGAGGTAGACCTTGCCTTCGCGATCGCGGAAGAACTGACCCTGTTTGCCCATATGGCGGAAGATGATGGAGGCCACACGGTTCGGATCCGCCTCCCGTTTGTTCTGGAGGCTCATCAGATAGATTTCGAGCTCGGACCTCAGTTCCTGGCTGATCTCTATCTGCTCGTCGATAGCCTTCTGTGTGAGCCCCAGGGCCTCCAGCTTTTCCATGAAGACCAGTTTTTCGGCTTCGACCATATCCCCCAGGGCCGCGAAAATCTTCCGGTCTTTCAGTGCCGTTAGCCGTTTATCCAGGCCTTCCAGCCGCGCGACCTCGCCGATCTCCCAGGTGACGTAATCCACGGCTTCCTGTTGCAGCCGCTTTATTTCCTTCCTGCGGTCCCCCTCGAACCCCCGCAAATACTCGTCAGGGTCTTTATACCCTTCCGGATAGACGATTACCCGAACATTATATTTGGCATCTCTCAGTTCGATGCACAGTTTCCTGACATAGCCCCTTCCCTTGGCAAGGGGCTTCTCGGGGTCCTCGTCGTTGTCCATCCACAGATACAGATGCCTCCCCACGCAGGCGGTTTTCAGGCTCTTTATCTGTTCTTCCGAAGGCTGACCGATCAGGCCGATCACGTGCTGAACGCCGGCGTCCATAACGGAAAGGAGATCGTTCTCTCCCTCCACCACGAGGATCTCGTTGAACCGGTGCAGCACCCCTTGGTTATAGAAACGCCACTCCCGGGAGCGGGCCTCATTCTTAAGCGGGTAAAGATACTTTTTCGCGGGGTCCTTGATGGTGAAGTGCAGGACCTTCTGCCCCTCGAAATGGGGAAAGACGGCGAGGCCTTTCACGAAATAGTCGGTGAGGTGGCTCACTCCGTTGTCTTTGCGTTCCCGCGCGAGCCCCGATGCCCTGATATCTGCATCGGCGAAGCCCTTCCCCCGCAAGTGCTCCACCAGTCCCCCGTCGGTCCAGCCTACCCGCATGGCCTTGAGCACCTCTTCCCTGTGCCCCCGGGTTTCAGCGAGATACGACTTCGCGCCGTTCTCGTTATACCGGCCATGGTAGTAGTCGGCCGCCTCCAGAAAGATTCTCTCCTTCGTGCTCAGTCGCACCTCGCGGCGCTTCAGTTCAGTCAATGCTATCCCTGCTGCCGCCGCCGCCCTCCGGAGAGCTTCTGCCTTATCGATATTGTGGAAACTCTCGAGGAAGGTGAAGACGTCTCCGCCCATGCCGCACTGAAAGCACTTATAGACGCCCTTATCGCGGTCGATGGAGAAACAATCATGCCCCTTGCAGAAAGGGCACTCCTCCAGGTGAGACCGCTTCATCTTCAGGCCGGTCTCGCCCTCGATGAGGGTAATTATGTCCAGACGCTCCTTTACGCGCTCGAAGTCAGTCAAATCAACTATCCTTTATGTTGATCCGCAATAATCCTTCTCCTTGTATTTCCGGGAGGGCCGACCGGCGCCCTCCTCTCTATTTCAATCGTCTCGGCCCATCCTGGCATGGCTTCTGGTTGGCTTGCCGGCCGACCTCAAGCATTTCTCCCGGGTTTCCCATGCTCACCCCGGGCCCACCCCTCATGGATTTCGCGGGTCTTCCTTTGTTGGGATCAGCGTCTACGCCCAGGGCTTATCTCCCGGGCGTACCTGAGAACCGTCGGCTGACAACAGCTTTGATTCGTCCCACCACTTTTCCACAGCCTCCCCTTTCGCGTTCTTGTAGACCAAATAACATTGGGGTGCGGCTTCGGCGTATTCGGCCCTGCCGGTCACTACCCCCTTTTCGCCGCTTATTGCGATGGCCACGGCCTCCCCGATAGCGAACTTTCTTGCGGCGAAAGCATTAGGGGTTGCGTTGGTACGTTCTACTCCGACTGCGGCCCCGTCCTGCGTCATCTGTCCGGTTTTGATCTCCCCCACCACCGCTTCATAAAGCTCCATCGGCGGAACACCGAACTTTATTCTCAGTTCTCCACTGCCGCACCCTTCCAGGTCAATTCTTACGACACGCTCTTTTTCCATTGTTCATTCTCCTTTCTCATTTATTTGTTCCGTGCCCATTTACAAGCTCATCCGGAACATCAAAAAATCCCAATTGCCCTCTGAATGGGATGGGCGTCTCGAACTCCTTCGGCGATCCGAACTCAAACCCATACGGACCGGTGAACCACGGCGAATGAAACGCTCCGCTGGGGATGATATACCCAACCATGTCCACAACCCCCACGATGGCGCCCAGCACGAACCTCTTCGGCGTCGGCATCCTGATACTCCGGAAGTTCCTTTTCACCCACCGGTACCCGGCTTCGTCAAAAGACAGTGCCGCGTGGATGCACAGCGGCCCGCTGTAGTTCGTCTTCCATGCCCTGTTTTCGATCGGTTTTTCTCCCCTGACGATAAGCCACGCCCAGGGCTGGCGGATGGAAAGCGCCTTCATGGCGTCACCCCGGAAGCGCACGTGCTGCAAAGATCCTCTTCAACCCAGAAACAGCCCCCGGGACAAGCCAGCTCTTCCGTACACCCGCACTGGCGGCATATGGGCGGATGAACCGCCCCAGCCCTTTTCAACCATGCCAGTATGTTCTTGACAACCGCTTCTCCGATCGGGTCCTTTGTAAACCATCGGATAGGCTTCCCGGTCGTTCCGGCATATTCAATTTCTTGTTTCATATCGTGGCCGACATGGTGCCGATAATTAATGACGAATACCTCGTCCGCGAGGTCTATCCTGCGACGGGCAAGCCCGTAAACCTCCTCGTCAATCTCCTTGGAGGGCGCACGAAGACGAGGATGGTACCACTCCGGCAGGTTATGTAGGTCATAAAGGGATGGCATCAGCGTTATTACATCCTCTTCCCGGGCAAGGAGCCACGCGCAAATCAGAGTTACGTCCACAAAGGACCCGCACAAAACCACAACCTTGGATTTATTCATCTGATTCCCCCTATGCCGTCAGGAGTGCCGCGCATAGCGCCTCGGCCATCCGCACCGGGACGGCGTTGCCGATTTGCTTCACCTGGTCATGCTTCGTGCCGGTAAACGTATAATTCGCGAACCCCATCGCCGCAGCCAGCTCATGAGGCTGCAGCATCCGAAACCTGATGTTTATCTGGTATTTGCCCGAAACCTCGACAAGGCCGAAGCGGTCCTGGGTGGTAATCGTATCCAGAGGCTTGTCGACGCTCTGTATTCCCGATTTACCGTAGTATTTGACGAGGAAGGGCTCGACGAGGGCATGACCACAACTCGTCGTGATCGTGCTCAGTGGCTCATCTATCCCTCTGACACATTTTCCGTTCGCGCCGGAATTGTCCGTCCTGACGATGAACGGCTCACAGAGCGCATACCCGTTCTTTGTCGTCACCGTGGGCAAGGGCAGATCGACGGAATGCGCCCTGCTGCCATTCCCCCCATGATTAGTTTCGCACAAAAACGGCCTCGCCCCCCCGAACTTCTTCAGCCCGGCCGCGATCCGCGCTATCGTGGACGGGGCCAAGGGCCGTTTGCGATCGAATATTGATTGTCCCTTTATGCTCCAGTCGATGATCTCCCGGGCCGTGCGGTAGAGGAGAAGTTCCTTCAGGGTGTCTGGTTCCCCGTGCGTCGCCGGCGGCCACGCGATCTTTTTCCGTCCCCGCCTCGCGAGGATAAAAAGCCGCTTACGCGACGTCGCGTCTCCGTAGTCGGCGGCATTAAGGATTCGGTCTTCGACTGCATAGCCGAATGACCGAAGGGCGTTCAAAAACGCCCGGTACGTCTCCCCCTTGCGGCTCCTTAGCGGCTTTCCCGTGGCCCCAACCGGACCCCAGTCCCTGAACTCGCGGACGTTCTCGATTAACACATTGTCCACCCTCAGGGTCTCGATCCATCGAAGGATAAGCCACGCCGAGGCCCTCATCTGGTCGAGCACCGGCCTTCCCCCTCGTGCGATGCTGTGGTGCGTGCACTCGGGAGATGCAACGAGCAGGTCCAGCCTGCCGCCCTTCACGGCATCTTCGGGCCTGATGCTGTCCAGCGTCGCGCACATGTGCCTCGCCCCCGGGTGGTTGGCTGCGTGGGTCTCGACGGCCACCTTCCAATGGTTTATAGCCAGGAGGTCAACGCGCCGCCCCAGGGAGTGACATGCCCGGTACAGTCCCGTCGACGTCCCCCCTGCGCCGCAGAAAAGGTCGACGGCATGGATGATGTCACTCATGCAGGGGTTCTCCAAACCAGATCGTCATAAGTGCGGCCATCGAGGAGGCGGCCTGAATGCCTCCTGCCCACATGTTGCATTGGAAAGTGTCCGTCGGGAATAGGCTTGATATGTTGTTTTCTTGTCTCTCCGGTTATGGTGTCTACAAATAACAAAGGGTGTTTGGGGCTATAAGACCATGCTCCTGGTGGTCGAGGATATATTGTGCACGGTTCCCACTCGCCCCATCCCTTGAAGTAGAACGGTACCCCCGAAGCCTGACAACCATCCCTGACCTGCTGTACCCAGCCGGGATGCATCGGGCGGGCTTTGGGACCGGTTTCGGCTCCGAGTACGACAAGATCAAAGGGCGATTCCCCTGTCAACCTTAAGTGGCATGGTCCAGGAATACTACAATACGATTCACAACTGAATGGTGCTCTCGCATGAGTACATCCGTCCAATATGCCCGGTAACCGTACCGGTCCTAACAGAGGCTCAAGAGATACCCACCGATGTTCTGCCGGGATTTGTCGCAAAAGAAATATCTTCTCATCGGCTTCGGGTTGGTTGCAGACCGTGACACCGAGATAGAGATTATCAAGTTGAAAAGAGTTGTTGAACCTGAACCTCTGCATAGCACCAATTATCGTATGTGTGCATTCTGAGATCGGTCGATAATACCACCGTAGCCCCCTGTCTGGCCGTTTAGTGAGCGTCACAAATGTGTGTTGGCCTTCTTGATGGATGACAGAATAAACCTTCTCGATCCACTCATCCGGCACATCCTCATGAAACAAATCCCCCATAAATTGCACTCCTATCACGGAAGGCTTTTTCAGCTTTTTCAGGGTATCAAACTCCCGTTCCCGCAGCACAAACGGCCCTTCGCCCGCGAGCGCCTTGCGCTCATCCTCTGGAATCATTGGATTCTTGCACAGCCGGGCGGCCATCCTCAAATGCCAACAGTGCTCACATCCCGGAGAGCAGGGTGTGCACCGCATGGCGATGGGGTTCCAGGTATGGGTCAAATAGGAAATGTTGGTTTTTTGCATGGGTCACTTTCCCCCTATCAATCACGATTTCGAGTAGTACATACGCGCTGGTACATACACTATCCCACGGTCAGGATCGCACAAGAGAGGTTTACGGTGACCGTAGCAATAGTGGTCAAAAATGTGCAACCGATCCTCGTCCTCTTTCTGGGCCAACTCATGTCCTGCGCATCTCCAGCACCACGATTGATGTTTGTTCCTATCCGGAGGTTCAAGCGTTTTCTCGGCATCTACAAGATGATATTTGATGCCATCCATCTCAATGACGTGCTCTTGGACCTCTGTTATTGTGGGCTCTGCCATTCCCATTACCTCCTTTCAGGTCTCGTATTGGGTGGGGCCTGCACTACCGCCCTCCTTTTATCTTGCTTTCCTGGGCTATGTGCTCGATGCGGGCCTTGATGCTGTCGATGGTCAACGGGCGGTGCTCGTCGATGAGAGCCATGACTTTGTCCATGGCCTTTTCAACGCGATCGGTGTCGTAATTGCCGGGATAACCGATAAAGATAAGGTCGATTATGCTCTTCCTGCGCGGGTCGGCGAAGTGTATCCTGTTGTACTCTGTGCCGTCGAATTCCATTCACTCCCCCTCTTCCATTGCGGACATCATGATTTCCAGCAGCTTGACGCCGAACGCGAGAATCGTAACGACGCAAAGCAGGGCTCCGTATAGGGGCCAGTAATACCAGAATACAGTCCTGCCGTTGTGCTCGATGTTCATGCCTCACCTCGGCTCCCGTCCCTCAATATGATTTCTCTGCCGGCCTTGTTGAGGGTGTCAGTCAGCATCTGTTCATATAGGCCTGCGCCGGTATCCGTTTTTTTCATCTGCATTTTTTCCTTCAGGCACGCATTGATAAAATACAGGGCTTGCTGCTCTGCCGATCGAAAGTCTCGGAGCGCAGCCTCTTTGAGCATGGCGAAGAGATCCTCATGCCCGGAGAAATCGAGGATCAGCCTCGTCTTAACAAACAACGGGTTCCCGATCATATCTCCCAGGGTCTGTTGCATTGTCTCAAACGACTGCGCGATCTGCGCTGCCTGGACATGGACCCTCTCCCACGGCTTTTCTGCCTCGTTGTCGCCAGGTGCATCACCTATGGTCATCTCTATAGCGGCATCGAGAGGCGCACTCCCGGCGGACCGATCGGCATTTTCGGGAAACTCTCCCCCTGCGTCCTGAGCCCCGGAGGCTATGCCCTGCTCCCCCTGCCCTTGGTTCGCCTGATCAGTCCTATTTGTCCGATCGTTTGCACCTTCCCCACATTTTTCGCCTTTCCCTCCATTCCCCTGCCACCATGATGCGCCCGCCGTCTCAGCCTGCGCCATCAAGTCCCTAATCTTCTGCTCTACGTCCTTCAGCCTCTCCTCGCTGTGCTGGCCCTTGCCGGTCGCGATCAGGCCCATCGTGGAAACAGGCAGCCCTATCGCACGCGCGAGAGTAGCCTGCTTGATCCGGAGCTGCGATTTCGCCTCTTTGATCAAATCCATCAGTTCTTTTGACGCCTTCGGCATATCATCCCTCCTTCTTGGTTCCTCCGGGTCTGTGCACGGAATCAGTCCTTCCTTCGTCGCCCCGGACTTCCACAGCTTTTCAATCACATCGAGCATGGCACGATACCGCACCCTCCGGTTCAATAGCTTCACGATCTGCAAAATATTGCTGCATCGCTTCCCTGCGCACCTGCGCCCACCACAGGTCGTGACATTTCGTGCAGCAGAACCGCTGCCACGGCCTTACGGGCGCGAAAGGCTTGCCGCAGGGCGCATACCCGCACCGAGGAGCGCCTGCGATCATCCAGCCACCCTGTATTTCTGACTATGCATCGGGCGCCCGGCCCCTTTCATCACCGCCTCACTCTCTTCTTCGTGGCCATCACGTAAGGTCTTACCGGGCCCTCGCCGCTACCCCCATAGAGGTCCTCGGCTTCCCGCTTCCTGAGGAGGCCGCGCACCTCCACCAGGTCGCCCGGCTCGACTTCATAGTAGGGCATCACGTCCAGCAGCCAGACTTCGAGCCTCAGCTCCCTGTCCATCTCCTTGCCCGGGCGTGTCACGTCCATGACGAGTTTCGGTTCGCCGTCGACCAGTTCCTTCCCGGCAAGGTCCCCCACGAGGATGAATGCCGCCCTGGGCCGGTCATCCGGCTTCACGGCGAGGAAGTCGTAAAAGGTATACGAACTGTACCGGACACCCTTCTCCTCGTACTGCTCGTAAAACCCTTTGAGCCGGATCATCTCCTTCGGGTGAGCGGCAAGCCACGCATTCAACGAGGCAATTTTCTCCTCGCCCCAGAGCCTGCCGAACCCGCGGGTATTGCCGTATTCCTGGTTGGCGCAGTCAATCTCCAGGTCAAGGTACGGGGTGTGTTTGTCCTTCGTTGTGCCTGTTTTCGCCTTCGTTACCTTGCCCCATACGTTGCCGACGTTAAAATGGCTCATAAATTCTCTTCCTCCTCCAGGTCTTCCATGACGTCCATCGGGTCACGTCCTTGTCCGTCATTCGCATCTCACTGCCATGGCCTACGCCGCCTGTTTTGCACACTGTTCCGTCGCCCGGACGTAGAGTTTTTTTATCCGTTCCATCGCCCCGTCGACCCTCTCGGCGTTCCCCGCCTTGAGGGCCGCTTCGCCCTCCGCGACCTGATCCATGATGGCCCGGTAGAAGCGGGGGGCCCTGCCGAGAATCTCGCCGAGCGTCACGCCCGTCCTGTTCGCCTCCCTCTCGTACCACGCAACCAGGGCGGGGAATTTTCCGTATAACTGGCCTTCTTCTGTCATATCTCAGCCACCCGCTGCATCTCTTCTTTCGTGGGCTGGGTATAGACCATGGTGGAGCTCAGGGATTTATGCCGGAGTTGTTTATTCGCAAAAAGCAGGGCCTTCCGTTGCTCATCCGGGCTCAGATGCTTCGTATCGTCCACGATCCTGTGGGCCTTTGTATGGCGCAGCGCGTGGGGCGTATAGCGCGGGACCCCCGCGAGCATACACCACTTATCCATGACATCGTTAAAGGAGCGCAGGGATAGCCTTCCGCCTTTCTTGCTGACGAAGAGCGGTGCATCATCCTCAAGCGATTCACGCCACTGCCTCTTCAGCCGGAGAAACCTTTCAATGATGTCCCGTATCTCGACAGGCAGATAGACTTCCCCGGTCGCCCCTTTTTCGGCGATCCGTTCGTCCACAACAATCCGGTCACAGCCCAGCACGTCGCCGACATTCAGCGCCAGGACCTCGCCCCGCCTCAAACCGGTAACCCGGCAAAGCCTGAGCAGGACGATATCCCGCTCGGCCTGCTTGTCTTTCCGGTTCTTCAGGAAACTGAAGAGGGTTTTCTCTTCCTTCTCTGTAAAGTAATTGGAGCCCGCCCGGGATACCGGAGTCTTCCCGGCGCTTCTCACCTTTTTCCCCTGTTCGATCGGGTAAATGTTCCTTCTCACCGGCAACGCCGCCGGCGACACGCAATTCCTCACCTCAATCAATCCCATGATACCCTCCTTGTCAGTCCTTTTGTTTGACTTCCGCCGCGGCAGCGGTCTTGACATGTAATCTCCCGGTCACCTGGTTTTTCTCCACGCCCGGGAGATGTCCCTCCATTGTCCTGCTCGCCGCGTACCGTTGCCCGGCGTCATAGCCTTCCAGAAACCCCGTGTGGCGCCCACTGTCGCTCGCTATTTTCCATTCCGCGACAAAAAATACGATCATAGCCCCGACAATGATCCAGAAGACCATCCGCCTGGTCCGCCGTGCTCTCGTATCCTGTCCCTCTGCAATTTCCGTCATCCAATCCCCCTCTTCATTGCTGGCTGCTCCTGTTTTCATCTCCCTCTCCACTGGTAGCCGCACTGCTTGCACCGGTAGACACGGGCAGTCCGGTAATGCCAAAGGTCCTTGTTCTCGCATTGCGGGCAGATAATGATGTTCCCCGCTGAATCCCTGTGGAGCAGAGTTTCCTGACTGGCCTTCCCCTTTGATTTCGCCGGCGATCTCACCCCGCAAGGTCCTCGTGTGTGACCCTGTGAGTGGAGAGGTACTTCCGCAGGGTCCGTCCATACCCCATCCTTGCAGCGTCGATGGCCTTCCTGAATTCTTTGGCATCATGGGGCAGGAGCTTCTCTTCTTCCGGCCTTGCCGCTTCGCTCTGCGCCTGGCCGTCCCGAAACTGCCCGGGGAACACCTTCCCAAGCGCCTCCATGATCACATTCAGACGCTTTTCGATCCCGTCGAGGCGTATTGCGATACCCCTTTGATCCGGCTGCGCCGCATCAGGGGCCGAAGGCGAGGGCGGCGGGAGG